CCACGAGTATCATATATACCAGTACCACGAACAGCTTGTTCACCTAGTTGTTGTTGGTAAGCAAGAGCACGTTGTTGTGGTTCGTTAAGCCCTGCTACTAATTGACTAGGGTCTCTTTGTGTATCTCTAAGTCTTGCTAGGTTAATATCCAAACCTTCTTTAACTTGAGGTTTAAACTCTTCTGGGATTCCTGAAGTTTGTGTTTGACCACCGCCGCCGCCACTACTCATTTGCATTCTCCTGATTTATAATACCATGTGCTGAGTAGTAAGTCTCTGCACCGTATTTTAACTTTAGTAAATTAACATAGTTTTCTGAATGTTCTATCATCCGAATAGAGTCTGCTCTCCATCGTGACCCACCATGAGTCTTTACATGGTTGATCATTGCATCGAATAATTTAGTTACAGTAAAAGGAGTTGCTGTATCTTTATCTACAATACAATCCTTAACATCCATAGTATATATGTTATTATAATAACTTTTAAATGTAGAAGCTAAAAGAAACCCAATAAGTTTATTGTCTTTATAATCACCAATAGCAATATAATGTGGATTATTTTCTTTTTGTTTAGCTACAATGTTTAAGAAAAAAGAAATCCATATGGCTTCGTTTCTTTCGTATCCACCATATGTGTTTTCTTCAGTTGACTTATTCATAAGCTTAATAGCTTCAAATACGTCATTGTCCTCTATAAGTTTTATCATTGTTGGTTTACCTTTGATTGCAAATCAGCAAAGTTAGTAGACTCTCTAATATCCTTAAGCAACTTTATGTTTTGTTGTTCAAGATCATTAAGTAACCTAACCATTTCAAGTAATGTAAAATCTAAAGCAGATTGCTCTGTAAGAGGAGGGTTTTGAATTGACATTATTTAATGCCTCCTTTCAGAACACCTAACTGCATACCAGATATGTTCCATGCTTTTGTGTTACTACCTGTATAACTACTACTAGTATCTGCAGCTGCATCATCAACTCTATAGTTTAAGAAACGACCTGTAATACGAATATCAGTTTTATAAGAACTTGCAACAGTAAAATCATTTACAGTTAACTTGTTTGCTTTAGAACCCGACTGTGTATTGTCTTCAGGTGTTGTCAAGTAAGCTAACTCTCCAGGGTTATTAGTAGACCTTGCGCGTATCTGTAAGGTTGCCCTTTGAGGCTCACCACCCACAGTAGCAATTGTTCCACCATCAGCCCATAAAGCAATACTACTTAATGTTTCAGTATCAAAGTTAGGTGTAATAGATAGTTGTTCTCGCTCTGCATAAGATATGTATGGTGTACCACCAAAATCAAAACCTAGATCTGCTGATCTAATACGATTAAACAATGTACCAGATGTGTATCCACTTTCTGCAAAGATAGGAAATATCTTATTAGGGTTAGTTTGACTGTTTGACCAAGGTCTTACAATATCAAACGTAGTACTAATAGATGTACCTGTAGTGCTTTGAGTTGGGCTTCCAGCGGCTACTAACGTTCCTTCTGATGCAGCAACCAATGCTGTTGTTGTTGGAGCAACACTAGCCGCTACTACTTGAGTAGCAGGACTAAACGCTGTAACATAGTTAGCTGTAGAACTAAACTGACTAGGACTAATTACAATACTTGTGGGTGCTGATGTACTATCAGGTGTCACAATCAATGCATTGTTAGTACTAATCTGTGCCAAAGCTGCTAGTAATGCGCTTTGCAAAGTAGCTACAGTACCATTAGGTTTAGCTAATTCTGCAGCATTTTGAGTTGCATCAGCATTATAATACAAAGCAAGATATGCTGAATTACTAGCTGCTCCTGAGTCTCCATAAGTATCATCATTAGCTGCTGCAGTAAAGTTAGGATCAAGTAGTCTTCCTGGGCCTTCACCATAATGCCTATCAAAAATTACACTACTGCCACTTGTTGTGTTAATTGTAATCGTAACCCTTGTCATTTTTGCATAGATAGGATCTACACCATCAGTAACTGCAATATCACTTCCTGTAGAGTTGGTAATAAGAGGGGACACTAACGTGCCTGTCCTTGTGTCACCATTAACTACTGTATAAGCAAATGCACCTGTAATAGCTTTTCGATCTACAGCTGTAAAAGTTAACACAGCATTAGAACGGGTTACAGTAAAATGAGTTGTATCTGTCCATGCTGCTTGCAAAGCTGTAGCTATTTCTATAGCAGTAACTTCAGCTGTGTTTTGAGTGCCTGGGTTGTAAGCAGGATAGGTACTTGTATTATCAAAGTTTATTGTAATTGGATTACCTAAAGGAGGTGTAAGCGTTACACGATCTGTTGTTGTATGTGCTGCTACACCCGCTATTGTTTGAGCACCTGTAAAATTACTACTACTAAATCCTGACGGTAATGTCCCTGTACTTGTGATTGCAACACTAAAATTATTAGTTATTACACCTACTGTAGCAGAGGTAGCTGTTACAAGACCCGTACCTGTAGTTGTAGACCACCCACTGTTGGCGTTTACAAGCCCACTGACAGCCGTTACAACTGTTGCCCTTGACTGAGTACCACTAAGTACTGTAGAGCTTGTTGTAGAGTCTGGAAAGGTTACTGTAAGAACTGGTTGTGGTATACTGTTATCTACACCTGTAGTTACTACTGTAACTGAGTCAGTAAGATTACCACCAAAAGTAGTTTCAGTATAAGCTGTACCACTATAGCTGGTTGCAAATGCAATACTTAAAGCACTATGATTACCACCATTAACAGAAGTAAATCTTACGTTGTTTCCATTAGCTGCAACACTATAGATAGAACTAGCAGAGCCATTAAAAACAGCAAGAGCAGATAACTTAGTAATGATATCATCTCTAATCGCTGTTTGAGCCGTAAGACTTTTTGCAAGAGTAATTGTCTCGTTGATCGCACCCTGTACCCCGCTTACGGCAGGAGCCGTTATTGTCATTGAAATAGCAGGGCTAAGTGCTGCAGTGATTCCATATACACCAACACCTGTAACTGTAGAGTTAGGTGATATATTAGTTGTTGATCCACTTCCTGAAACTGCAAATGTAGAAGTACTAAATGCACGAGGTCCAGGAACATCTGAAGTTAATGTAAGAACATTAGTTGATGCGCTAGCTGTAAAATCAGCAAGTGCATTATTAGCATTAACATAATCACGTATTGCTGCAACAAACTGTGTCATAGTAATTGTAGCACCATCCGCATAATCAGTACCAAGAATAGCACTTGCGGGGAAACTAACATTACCAATAGTACTATCACCATTTATAACAGCACTAGCACCACCATCAAGATGTGTAGTTTTATTTCTGTCATAAGTAAATGTAGAACTAGAAGGATATGTAAGTGTGCTTGCTGCATTAACTGTATTTGGTCCAGTGTCACCTGTAACTGCAAGATCTACAACCTCAAGAACATCAGTAGTAAAATTACTAAATGTACTAACAGCTACTGTTTTAGCTGCTTTAGTTCCTGTTGTAACTCTTGGCGTAGCGCCATTAATTGTTACCGCTTGAATTTCTTTTTTACCGCGATTAGTATAACCTGCATTACCGCTATTGCCTGTTGCGGCAATTGTTGCAGTCGGTATACCACCACCTTTAATCGGACCCACATCTCCAGCTGCAACTGCATCAAGGTCTCTAATAGTCCACGTATTGTCTCTATAATTCCAGATAAGAGCTTCATCACATTCACCTCCAGTTGAGTTTAGTGTAGGATAACACACCCATATTTCTTCTTCTTGATGATTCTGAAGGGTAAACAATTGACGTTCATGTATAGGGTTTAAGTTATTATAAAAATATTGAGTAACTCTTTTACCTGATAGCGACTGTATATTCCCTGGGTTCCCAGCAAATGTGTAGATGTCATTAGCTCCCACTACAAAATGTTTACCGTCATATTCAACCACGGCCCCTGTAGTAAGACACCCATACTCATCAGTGTTAGGTGCAAAAGACACAGGTGCTGTAGCATTACCAGTAAGACGCATAACGTGTATACTGTCTGAACTGTAAATGTACATGTTGCCTTGTAACGATTTCATTTCTTGAATAACATTAGTTTCTGACAAAGTAAATTCATCAGCAGTACTAACACCAGCAGCAAAAGGATTCCAGTTATTAGGAACTGATCCAGGGACTGCTACATCTGATGTACGAACTACACCTGAGAGTCTACGAATAATCTTTGCATTGTTAGTTGAGTCTACTTCTGTTAAGTCACCAGCAACTAAAAGGTCTCCAAAAGATTGTACAATACCTGCACGTACATCTACAATGTTTCTAGACTCAATAGTTACTTTTACAGTATCGCTAACACTAAGACCACCCATAACAACAACAGTTGTGTTTGTAGAAGTATCCGTATATATCTGAAAGTTATTACCTGATACAGTAGGAATAGTTCCAGGTAAATTCCCAGGAACAAAGTTAGTACCATTTACTGTACCTGATCCTGCAGGACTACCTGCTTGTGATGATTTATTATTAGTCCCTGTAATAATAATTGAGTTAACTGAAAAGTCTACCTTTTGACCAAGATCAAACACAGTACTATTACCAGTTAGGTATGTATCATTATAGACTTGTTGCTCTACTTGATAGCTATCCCATCCAGGAAGCTCTGCAAGAACTATATTATTAATGTCTGTGTTACCTGCAGTATCAAGAATGTAATGGGGTTTATCAATACCATTGTTTAAAATAAATGCAAAGCCACCACTAAACAAAGTATGTTGCCAACCATAGGTTGTGAATGCAAAACCATCAGACATACTAGAAGGTGTAATGTCTTTCTTTGTACCTATGTGATCTTGGATATAAACCTTTTGACCTACAGTAATACCAGCACGAACATAATCTACTACCCAAAGATAATAACAACCATGAGGTGTTTTGTTAGGGTTTTCCCAAACTGCAAAATACCTGACTTGACCAAACAATTCATTAGCTGGTACAAGATCTTCTACAATATTATTAAGTAATAGCTCTCCTGATATTTTACGAACTGCACCATCTTTAAATCTAACATTGCGTACATCTGTAAATACGTTTGGCTCTAAGGCAACAGGAGGAGTATCAATGATAACCCCTTTCGATGCGATATCGGTAACAGAAATTGTTTCTTCTGCCATGTTACTCCTCCGTTAATTAATTACTAAGCGCACTCTTTCTGGCCTGTAAGCGGGTCGATAAAGCAAGCTTCAACCTTTCCCTCTTCTTCAACCATTTCCTCATTCGTGCTAGATACCTTCTCTTCCGCTTCCACGGTTTCGTTAAAGATACCAAATCGTTTTCCACTGATCCTGAACGTAGTGCATCCCTTCGCCCCGCCCTTCCAGGCATCAACATACACTTGTTTAAAATCTTCATATGACACATCATCTCCCACATTACAAGTTTTAGAACATGCTGAGTCAATATAATGTTGAGACAACAGCAATACCGCTAAGTGATCTTGAACTGAAATATCAGATGATGTCCTCCCTGCTACCCCTCTAGAATAAGCGTAGTCTTCTACACGTTCTACACGAGGCCCTTCAAATGTTTGAATAGTACGATCATAGTAATGACTAAATACAGGCTCTATCCCACCAGTAACATTATCTGCCACAAGGCTGATAGTACCAGTAGGAGCAATACTAGTGAGGTGGCTGTTGCGTATGCCATATTCTCTAATCTCCTTCTTTACAGATGCAGGTAAAGTACGTACAAAGTTAGACTTTAAATACTCTGGACGATACATAGGGAATGCACCTTTTTCTTTTGCTAACAAAGCAGATGCCTTATAACAATTATCTCTTAAACAAGCAAAGACCTTTTCAGTCCAGTTAAGAAAATCAGGAGAAGCGTAAGGGTATCCTAGAAGCTCACCAGCGTTAGCTAAGGCAGTAACACCTAGTCCCATACGTCTTTTGTCTTTAGCCTCATCAGACTGTTCTTTAAGAGGGTATATAGTACGATCAATAATATTATCCATAGCACGTACTACATGTGGAATGTCTTTCTTAAACTGTGTAAAATTAAATGTATAGTTACCAGCACTCTTATCAAGATACTTTACTAAGTTAAAGGAACCTAATAGACATGCACCTTGCGGGGGCAACGGCTGCTCACCACATGGGTTAGTGGCTTCAATAGTCTCACAGTACCATAAGTTATTCATCTCTTGTATACGGTCAATAAACAGAACCCCTGGCTCTGCCCAATCCCATGTCGAGTTCATTATCTCATCCCATACCGTTTGGGCTGATAGAGTGCCACGCACAACACCATCAAATAAAAGCTCGTACTCGGTATTATTATCCAAGGCTTCCATAAAGGCATCTGTAATCCCAACAGAGATATTAAATCCAGTGAGCTTATCACTGTTGCGTTTAGCACGAATAAAGTCAAGTATGTCAGGATGGTCAATACGAAGGACACCCATTTGTGCTCCTCGCCTGTGACCGCTAGAGGCGATTGTCTGACACACTGCATCAAAGATCCCCATAAAGCTTACTGGACCAGATGATTGACTATCCAAAGAGTTAATGTGATCACCACGAGGGCGAAGCCTACTAAAATCATATCCAATACCACCACCTTTACGCATAGTCTCTGCAGCTTCTGCAGCACGTTTCATTATAGACTTCATGTTATCTTCAATAACACCACTAACAAAACAATTAAAAGCTGTAGTAATACGCCTACTGCCCATAGCGTTTTGAACCCTACCTGCTGGTAGAAACCTCATGTTTCCAAAGATGTCCTCTAGTTCTAGTTGATGCTCAGGGGTATCATTAAGTGCCCCTGCCATTCTTTTTACTTTGTCATCAAAAGATTCACCCTCTTGACGATACTTCATTGCATCAATCTCTTCAGAAATAGATGTGATTGGTCCAGCGTATTCTACATTTCTCATGGTGTTATTACCTCTTATTTGAATAGATTTTTCCTATAAGGGGTATATACTATTTGACTGCCCTCATCCTTTGTACAAGACGATCAGCGCGATTTGTTACCTGTTGATACCATTTACTGTCAACCATTTCTACTGCAGCCCTATGCCAATCACCAGCGTCTACTGCAGCTTTCATACCTTTAAACTTACTGAGCCTAGGTCGGCCCATATTAAACATCATATTAGCAATAATCAATTGGACTTCTTCAGGCAAAACCTCAAAGTTGGGGTATAGCTGTAAGGACTCCGATAACACTGTTTCGACATCTTTAGCGAAGCACTCATTGACTCTATCTTCTGAGACTGGTGTGCCAACTTCCTGTCCGTATTCCATATCGCTAGATAGAATAAGATGACCAATACCGTGTGTAGGGAGATCAAGGTGATCCAAGTAAATTTCATACCTGCAACCCTCGTCAGTTTTAAGTTCTTCTCTTAGTTTATCTATATTCATTTTGTTAGCCCCTGTTTCTTTTCATAGCTACGTAAACCACCAATCCCCAACATACCGCCTAGAACAGGCAACAACGTGCTCATATCAAACTCAGGTAGGGTAGGTAGCTCAGTACCTGTTAAGGCTACTACAAAGAGCAGGATGGGCTGTAAAACAAAGTGGTAGGCAAAAGCAGAGGCACAGACCCACCCAACTGCTGGTCTCCAGCCGCCCTTAAATATAGAGCCTGAAGCTGCTTCAGCTTTATTTACTTCTATCTGAGCAAGTGCTAGCTGTTGAGCATGTTTTTCACCCATAGTAGCTAACTCATGTGCTATCCTGGCTTTTTCATCAGCGTCAGGAATAAATTTATCTAGCAGACCTGTAACAGGACCTATCAATGCAGATATCATGTTGCTACTCCTGGGATTTTTATTTCATTATGTACACATTTATATGCTTGGGGTATATGATCAGGCATTTCTTCTATTGCTTCACGCATTTCTAATGAACGTTCGACACATTGTTCTCTTGTTTCATATGGTCCTCTAGTGTCAGCTAATGGAAAACAATTACCTGGGTCTGATGCTAAACAAACTAATACTAATACTTCAAACATTTTAATCTCCTCAAATAATACTTATAAATATAGCTATAGCAATAACTACAATAAAAACTACTGCAGCTGCTATTAATATATTTTCAAACAATTCTTCTGTTTGTCTAGCCTTGTGTAGTTTAGCTTGGCGTACCTTTGCTTCTAACTCTCGTTGTTCTTTCATACGTCTAGCCCGTTCATCAACAATAGATTTCCATGTTCCTGGGCCAAACCTCATGTCAACCATAGCAGCTACCTCTTGCATTTTTTCTTTAGCAAGCCTTGCGTCTATGACTTCAGATGCTACACCTCCAATACC